ACTGATACAGATAGAATTATAGATAGAATAATTTATAATGAAAACTTACTATGTTTTATTAAATGATGTAAAGCACAAGTTGCTACAATTTTATTAGATAATGAAATGAAATAACAATGAAAACTGAACACGAGAAATTAAAAGAGATTTGTGATAAGATAGGGTATGAAATTAATGCAGAATTATTTTATTGGGATGAAACAGATTTTAGAAGACAATGAAATATGTATGATGAGTATGATTTTGTGGCAGATGTAAGAGAAATAATATTTACACAAGAGTTTATGAGCAAGTTTGAAGATTATTATATAAAAGATAAGGAATATATGTGATGGAAACATTTAATACTACATAATTTAAATAACCCTACAGAATATTTATATAACTTAATTAAAGAATAATGAAAGTAAGAATAGATTATCTAAACAAAGATAAAGAAGTAAGACATACTTTTTTTAATACAGAAGAAAATGATAAGTTTGATATATTATGATGAGAATTAATAGAGATATTAAAACACGGGACAGATATAAGAGTTTACAATTTAACTAAAAACAGATAATGAAAACAATAAACCTAGAACTATCAAAAAGACTAGCTCCTTATTTAAAAGGAGTTGAAACAGAATATATATATTTTGAATGAAAATATAAGGCTTGAGATAATAAATGGTATATAGCTGATGAATTACAATTAATAAAATCCAAATGAAATAAAAAAGCTATAAAAGAACAATATTTAGAAAAATATGATGATAGTAAAATAATATATACTTCTACTTTTACATTAGAAGAAGCAATAGAATTTTTACCAGTTTATATAGATGATGTAAATTGGGGTTGATTAGATGAAGATTGAGAACAATGGAGTAGATACTCTGATAGAATATATTTTTCTTTTTGTAAAGAAATTAGAAATCCAGAGGAGTGAATTATTTATAAATGGGAAATAAAAGATTTTTATAGTTCAGAGCAACTAGATTTAGTAGTCTGAAAAACTCCTATAGAGAGTATAGAAAAAATGCTAGAATATTTATTAGATAACAATTTACTAAATGAATGAAGAATTAAATAAAATATATGAAGTGATAGCTAATAAAGAATTAAGTAGATGATGTATAATAAAAACAGCATTTTGAGATTATGAAAGTTTAGTTACAGATAAACATTTTATTAAAATAATTCCTTATACTGAAACATTAATTGAATTAAATTGACAAGAAGAAATCATCTGACACTTAGTAATGATATGAGATGTATTAAGTTATATGGCAGAAAAAACAATATGATTTGATTATTATACAATTGATGTATTAAATCTTTGGAAAAGTAAAAGACTCCCTATAGAAAAACAACCAGTAGGGTGTATTATATATATTTATAATCTAATAAATAAATGAGAAACTATAATGAAGTAATAGCTGAGGCTAAAAAATACCCTGAACTAAGATATGAAATAAAAGAAATTGAAGAAATGAAAAGTAAAAAACATAATATTAAAAATAATATAGAGAGCCTTAAAAATATTTTAATTAAAATAACTAATGAACATACAACAAAGACAAGATAAAATAGTTTTAGCTGAATGAAAAGAAGTAATTAAAAATATTACTTCTAACTTTAATGATATAGTTATAAGAAAATTTAGAAACAAATCTATTAGAATAAAAAATATAGATTGAGATGAATTTGAAGTAACTCTAACTAAAATAACACCTATAATGTGAGATAGGTATTGAACAACTTTTAGAAAATGATTATAAAATTTTAATACTTATTAATAAAATTATGATAATAGAACAGATAATAATGATAGGAATAGTTACTAATACTATTATACAATTAATTTGGTTTTTAGTATATCTACATTATAGATATCAAGATAATAAAAGAAACTTTTTGGAGATGATTTCATTTAATACTTATAATACAGCTAAAAATTCGTTCTATAATAATAGAAATAAAGGTAATGAAGCTAAATATTTTAAATGAAAAGATTAGTAAAAAAAAATTTTACTTTTGAAATTAAATCTATATAATAGATATATATAATAATAAAGAAAACAAATGACAGTAAGAAAAGATAAACACAAAGATTTTGAAGATAAACAGATTTATGATTTAATATATAGACAATGAAGTATTCATTTACACGAATGATACTATGTAACAAAAGATGTTATAAAATATATATTATATAGAATTCAATTTGAAAATCAAAGTAAACATTTAGAAATATTCTGTAAATTGGTTGATAAAACCAGGCAAACAGTTAGAAATAATGTGGCAAAATGAGAATATCTCCACTTAAAAGATTGATATTATAATAAAAAAGAATTATTACATTATTTAATTAATTTATAGAAATATGAGTAAAATAGTATATGTTAGATCTGGTGAGCAATTACAAGAGATTGAAACATTTGGTGAATTTGATTTAACTTCAGTATGAGGGACAAAAGGTTATGTTATTTGGTTAGGTAATCAAGTAAATCATTTAAATGAAGATTTAACTTGGAATTCTCCTATGAAAGCACAAAAAGATTATTTAAAAATATTAAAAGAATCTGCTGATAAAAATTATGATGTTATCGAAAGATTAACAGAATTAGATATGGAGGTAATTAAATTATCTAATAAAGAAGTTAAATAATATTTTAAAATTTAAAAATAAAAAAATGATAGAAATTACACAAGGTGCATATATAGCTTATATATTAGCTTATATAATAGTTTTCATTATTTGATTTATATTTATGAATAAATACTTTAAATATAAAAATGAGGCTAAAGGATTAAGATTTGAATTAGAAACAATTATAATGTTACAAAAAATAAAAAGTTTTATAGAAGATATACCAGATTTTGAAGAAGAAGAAATTTCTAAAGAAGAAGTTGCTGATAAAAAAACTCCTAAAACTAGATCTAAAGCAAAACCTAAAACAAAATAATAATTTAACGACAGGTTATAAGTCGTAAAAACCGCATAGGTAGAAGATCCTTCATAAAGATTTTCAATAAAAATTTCTTAGTCAGAGATTTTTGCTTATAACTCATTGAGTTGTAGGCTGACTCATTCTATCTTTATTATAACTGTTAGAATGAGTCAGTTTACTACTTAATAATATATTATGATAGGAAAAAACCCAAGAAAAGATCAATTAAAAAATAAAGCTAAAGTCCTTAAAGAAGTTATTAAGGACCCTTTAGCTACTCAAGAAGAAATAGCCGAAAGAGCTTGAATATCCGTTTGAAATGTTAATGATAAGTTGAAAAAAGTTGAAAAAATGGTGATTAAAGATGATAGAATTTTAGGTATATGTGATAAAGATTTAGAGATAGTTACATTAGCACAAAATAAAATAGTTGAGAAGATTAAAACAAGTCCTTTTAATTCATTATGAGATATAGTTAGAGCAGCTGATGCTTCAGCAAAAAGATATTCATTATTAAAATGAGATGTTACTGATAAAGATTGAGGATTAAAAGATGCTGCAGCAATTGATAGTTTAAACAATTTACTATGATCAGATTAGAAGATGAAAAATTTAAAAAAGCTATTGTACAATTAGATGCAATGAATTGAGCTAGTAGAGTAGAGTTCTTTAGTCAGTGATGATCTGAGATCTTTTTACTCTGGTGGTTCTTTTATTTTAGAGAGAATTTTATAGTTAAATTAGCTGATTTTCATTATATATGGATTGAAGCTTTATTTGAAGATAAGAACGTTATGCTAGAATGATTCAGGTGATCAATTAAAACTACTTTAGTAATAGCTGTAACTACTTATAAAATAACTCATAAGATGACTAAATTTGTAGTTTGGCAATCATTTGAAGATACTGCTTCTACAGAGAATACAACTAATATAGCTAGAAATTTATTAAATCCAAGAATTGTTGCTGATTATTGAAAGTTATTCAAATTGAGTTGAGGTAATAAAGAAGATCTAGAAAAAAAGAGTGTATCGAATTTTGATACTTCGAATTGAGTTAAAGTTAGAGCTGCTTCATTATGACAAAAGTTAAGATGAGCTTTATCTAAAACAGATAGACCTGATTTACTTATAGTTGATGATATTGATGTATCTGATTCAGTAAGGAATATTACTACGATAGATAAAAATTATAGGAAATTAACCTGAGAAACATTTTGAGCTATGACAAAGACTTGAGATGCAAGGATCTATTTTTTATGAAATACTATTAATCAAGATTGAATTGTTCCTAGATTTAGAAAAGAAAAGAAAGCTACTAAAAATTGGTTAGTATATCACCAACCTTTAATTGTTGAATGAAAAATTATATGGGATTTCTTTACAGAAAAAACATTAGATAAGATCAAAGAAGATGAATGAACTTGAGCATTTAATCAGAATTATCTATTAATTCCTTATGCTTGATGAGATACAATTATTAAGAGAGAACATATTCAATATAAAGATATTATTCCAGATTGTAAAGATATTACTATTTGAGTTGATCCTGCTATATCTGAAAAGACTCAATCAGATCCATTTGCTATTACAATTACTTGATGTATATGAGATAATTATTATGTATATGAAGCAATCGAATTAATATGAAAACAAAAAGATCCGTTTAATGCTGTTAAGATTATTAAAAATTTATATATTAAATATAGAGCAAATAGAGTAGTAGTTGAAACTGTAGCTTTTCAAAAGGTTATGTCGATATTATTAAAAAATGAATGATTAGCAACTGAAGAAGTTAATCCTAGTAGAGATAAAGTTACTAGACTTATGGAAAAACAATATATATTTGAACAATGAAAGATATGGTTTAAAACTGAATGAACTGAATCACTTATAAATCAATTACTTGAATTTCCTAATGTTATTCATGATGATTTAGTTGATAGTTTAGTTTATTCAATTAGAAAAAAGAAAAAATGAATGGTGTTTACTTCTTTATAATTTACAATATTGAATTTTTGATTAATATATTTATATATCACTTAATATAAAAACATGTGAAACCAAAATAATCAAAGAAAAGATAAAAATTTAATACTCCAAGTACTTGTAGATGAAGCATCTGCAACAATTACTTATGTTTGAAAGTCAGAAGTATGAAGAAATAGAGATGATGAAGTTTGGCAAATAATGAAAGTAGAAGAAGATTGAACTGAAACTACTATAAGTTATGCAGATTGAATTGATGATTTTAAGTTTTCTTGGAGTAATAGAGATATTTATATTTATACTATTAATTAAAAATTATGAAATTATTCGGTTATGAATTAAAAAGAGACAGATGAATGTCTTATAGAGGAAGCACATTCTGAAGCTTCTGAGATATAATAGCACCTTCAATGAGTATCTATTATAAATTATATAGAAATAACTCAGATCTTAGAAGATGTGTTGAGGAAAAACAAGAAACAGTTTGAAAAGGTTGATATGAAGTGGTTAAAGGTTATTGAGATCAAAGAATTATTATTGAAGATCAAAGAATTGTTGAATTTTTAAACAATGAAAAACCTTTAGATGATTTTAAAGATATATTTATTAGAGATTTAGATATTGCTTCGAATGTATTTATTGAAAAAATATATAATGCTTCATGACAATTAATTTCGTTTGATACTCTTGATCCTAGAACAATTAGTATAATTTCAGATCAGCAAGGTAAAGTTATTAAGTATATTCAAAGAGTAAGAGGTAATGCTGTTATATTTGAACCAAATGAGATTTTACATGTTATAGATAAACCTGATATGGATAATGAGATATTTGGTATATCAAAAGTTGAAACTCTTATATATGATTTAATGTGAGATAAAGAAGCTGCTGTTACAAATTATTCATTCTTCCAAAATAATGCAATGCCGAGTTCATTAATTGTTTTAGAAAATGATTTAGATGAAAATGAAGTTAAATTAGCTATTGAAAATTTAAAACAACAATTTAGTTGAGGTAAAAATAAACATAAAGTTTCAGTTTGATGAGGTATTAAAGATGTAAAAGTTTTATGATCTACTTCTAGAGATATGGAATTTTTCGAATATAGAAAATTTAATTCTGAGAGAGTTTGTGCTGTAATGTGAGTTCCTAAAACTATTCTTAATTATACTGAAGGAGTTAACTATTCTAATGCTGAAAGTCAATATACTAAATTTATAGAGAATACTATAAGACCTCTTGAAGCTAAATTTGAAAGAGCTATTACTTCATTATTACAAGAAATTGCTCCTGAATATAGGTTTGAATTTATTGATTCTCATATTAATGATTTAGAACAAAGAGTTAATGTTATTGATAAAATGATTAAAACTTGACTAATTACTATTAATGAATGAAGAGAAAAATTAGATATGGAAGCATTTGATGATGAAAATGCTAAAAAACCTCTTATAATAAATAACTTCACATTAGTCGAAGATTTGGACTTACAAATAACTACTGATTATGAAAATAACAAATAGAAAATATAAGAGAGATCAAGAAAGAGTTTCAGCTTTTATTTTTTATAGAGATTTACAAAAACAAAAGAAGAGATTTATTAATTTTCTTTTATTATATGATCAAAAATGATTTAAAGATGATTTAAGTAACTTTACTGATAATTCTTTATCTACATTGCCTATGCTTATATCAAAAAAATCTAAACAAGTGCTCTGAGTGTGATATAATCAATCTAAACAAAATTTTAAGACTAAGACTGAAGATTTTAGTATTAATTGGTGATTAAAGAATGATGAAGCTACTATATATATAAATAATTTAACTGATTTACATTTAAGTCAAAATCAATGAAGTATTAGTAGAACTACTAAATTATGAATGATAGATATTATTGCAGATTGAATTAATGAATGATCTAGTTATTGAGAGATCGCAAAAGATCTTAGAAAAACTGATCCAATGATATTTAGTAAATCAAGAGCTGAATTAATAGCAATTCAAGAAGTATGAAGAGCTTATGAATATGGCAATTATCTTCCTATGAAGGAATTAAAAGATAAATGAGAACAAGTTAAAAAAAAGTGGATTACTGCTTGAGATGAGAAAGTTAGAAATTCTCATGTTAAAAATTGAGCTGATTGATGGATTGATATAAATGTTCCATTCTCTTGAACTCAAACAAATATATCTCCAGATTGATTTAGATGTAGATGTGCAACTATTTATGATATAGATGATACTATAGATGAAGGAATAATTGATCAAGAAATTGAATTAGAAAATAATGATTGAAAACAAAAATTTAAGAAATTAAATACATGGGATAAAGATATTGAAACATTTGAAATATGAGATATATCAAAAAATAATGTTGATTCATTAAATGATACATTTTTTACTGAAACTGATAAAGGTAAGATGTTTTGAAAAACTTTTATAGATGAATCGTTAGTAAATAAAGAAAAATTATCTAGTATTATTAATAATGAATTAGGTGTATATTCTCCTAAAACTCATTTAATAAAATGAAAAACAAGATGAATATTAAACGAATTTATTGATTGAGAGTCAATATCATGAATATTCATTAAAAAAATGAATGATAAAGAATTTTTAAAATATAGAAGTCAAAGAATTAGATTATGAGCTATTGATATGATCACTGGTCAAACAGATAGACATATATGAAATATAATGATGGATAAATCTAAAAATATTATAGCTATAGATAATGATATGATTTTTAGAGTTAAATGATCTGAAATACATGAACAAATATGAAAAATTAGAGAAAGTTTCTTTGAATGATTTGCTTTAAGAGAAGCTACTCCAACTAAATTAGAATTATATCAATGATTATTATCTGAATTAGATTCAATTGATGAAACTGTTTTATCTTGAATAGTAGAAGATAAATTATGATTAGATATAGATTTATGACAAATAGATAATCTTAATAGTTATTTTATTAATAATAAAAAGAAATATAAAGATTATTTAGAAGAAGAAATAGATTATATACTTAATTAATTAACAATGACTAAATATATTAAATATAATGTTATAACAAATAAAAATATTGGTTATGTAACATTAAAAAATGGTAAAATAGTATGATATGATCTTAATCTATCTGATTTTAGTAAGAATTTACTAAGAACTTGAATTGGTTTATTTAAAAAAAGATAATTTTATTATGTAATTTAAGTATATGACTAAAAAATCTCCTAAAGTATTCCTTTCTAATTTATGAATAAAACCAAATAAAGAAAATATGACTAAATTTTATGACCATTCACGGACTATTTCAGAGATTAAAAAATGACAACCATATATAGATGAATGATACCAAAAACAGATAGAATATTATAGACAAGAAAAAATTTAATTTACAAATATTACATATTGATTAAGATATGAATATATAATTATTAATTATAAATTATGAAAGACACTATATTTTTTCAAACTAAATCTTTTAGTGAAATAAAAGAAATAGATTGAGAGGTTATGATTGAATGATTTGCTTCTACTAAAGATATTGATAGATATTGAGATATAGTAGAACCAAAAGCTTTTAAGGAAGCAATAGAACATTATATGAAAACAAACCCTATAATGTTATTACAACATAATCAAGATAAACCAATTGGTAAATTTACAGAAGCTAAGATCAATTCGAAATGATTAAAGGTTAAATGACCTATAACTAATGATATCGATAACGTAAAGCAAAATGTAAAAGATTGAGTTTTAAAATGATTTTCAATTTGATTTATTGTTAAAGCTTGGAAATTTGAAACTAGAAATAATGTTGAAGTTAGAGTTATTACTGATTTAGAACTTTTAGAAATATCAGTTGTAGCTGTTCCTGCTAATCCATTTACATTGTTTCAAGCTGTTAAAAAATATTTTACTACTATAAATGAAAAAAACATGGAAGATACTAATAAAATTGAGGAAGAAATCCTTGATGAAGAAACTATACAAGAAGTAGTTGAAGAAAAAGATGTTAATGATTCTGAATTAGAAGAAACTGAAATTGAAGAAGTTGAAGAAAAAACTAATGAAGATGACAACGAAGAAAACAAAGAAGTTGTTGAAGATGAAGTTGAAGAAAAAAAAGATGCTGGTGAAGCACACGAACTACACAATAAAAAAAGTTCAGATGACTCTGAAAACTCTGATGAAATTACAGAGGATTCTAAAGAAACTGAAACAGAAGAAACTTCTGAAAATGAAGAAGAAACTGTTGAAGATGAAAAGGATTGAGAAACTGATGAAGAAGATATTGATCTTAAATCTACTGTTACTGAATTATTAGAAATTGTTGAAAAACAAGCTGAAATAATTGAGAAACAACAATCAGCTATTGATAAAGTTGGTCTTAAGAAAGGGTTAGCTACTATTTCTACTAAAGAAACAACTGATAAAAAAGATAGTTGAGCAAATGCATGGTTGAAAACTTTTCAAACTGCAAAAAAGAATATTAATTATTAATCCTATATTAAAATGGACTTATTAAAAAAATTAGAAGCTGTGAAAAAATCACTAGGACTTCTAGAAACTAAAGCTGATGAAGCTATGAATACAGGTAATACTGGTGCTGGTGAAGAATTTGTAGAAACTGGTTTTTCTACTAATATCTTAAGTTTAGTTAGAGAAGCAACAAACTTTTCATCTAAATTTCCTGCTCCAATTACAATGCCTACTGCTGATTATAAATTACCAGTTGAAGGAGCTGATCCTGTATTTAATTATACTACTGAAAATGGTGATGTACCTGCTACTGAATATAATAATTCAAAAGCTGGAACTTCTGAAATCTTATTATCTGCTAAAAAGTTTACTGCTGTAGCTTATTTATCAGGTGAATTAGATGAAGATGGTATTGTTAATATGAGAGGTTATGTTGAAAACAAAATCGCTAAACAATATAATGAAGTACTTGATAAAGTATTAATTAATGGTGATACTGTTATTGCTGCTACTGGTAATGTTAACTCTGATGATGGAGCTCCTGCTGCTGGTTCTTACTACTTAGCAACTGATGGTTTAAGAAAAAGAGCTATTACTGATGGTTTAACTGTTGATGCTGGTGCAATGGATTTAGCTGATATAAGAGAAGGTAGAGCAATGTTACCAAATGGTAAAGGTCTTAATCCAAATGAATTATTACTTGGTGTTGGTACAGATGTTTACTTTAAACTTCTTGCATTTACTCAAGCTGAAACTGTTGAAAAATTCGGTGGAGCTGCTACTGTAGTTAACTGAACTCTTGCTTCTATTGATGGTATGGAAATTGCTCCAACTTGATTTATAGGTAGAACAGAAGCTGATGGTAAAATCTCATCTACTCCTGCTAATAATACTAAAGGTCAAGCATTAATTGTTTACAAAGAAGATGTTATTAGAGGTTTTAAAAGAGATTTAAAAACTTTCGTTGAATACTTACCAAGAGTTGATCAATTCGCAATATCTGCACATTTTAGATATGCACAAACAATCAGAGCAAATTCTGTTGTTATGTTAAGAAATATTACTCTATAATCTTAATCGATTATTATAAGTTATCACTTAGGTGGTAGCTTATATATAATTTATTAATTAATTATAAACAAATTATGAAACTTACTTATTGTGGTATTGAAGATACTTCTGTTAAGATTTTCTGAGAAAAGACTATCGTTAAAAATAACGAAGTAGTTGAAATGGAAGAAACAGATGCTTTACAATTATTAAATGCTTATTCTAATATATTTGCTCCTACTTTAAATAAGGATGCAGTTAAGAGATTAATAAAACTTAATAAAGATAAAGAAGAAGCAAGACAAAAAATGATCGATACTGAAATCGAAGAAAAATTAATTAGAGAAGAAAATGCTAAGAAAAAAGAAATCTCTATATTAGAAAGGAAAGCTAAAGAAAAAGAATTAGCTCAAAAACAAGCAATTGATAGACAGCAAAAAGAAATTGAAAATATTAATGTTGCTAAAAAAACTGCTGAAGATAAAAAAATTGAAATGAAACTTCAAATGGAAGCTGATAAAAAAATAGCTGATGAAAGAATTAAAAAAGTACAAGAAACTTTAATTACTAAATAAACAAACTATGTATGATACTATTAAATTAAAAGCAACTTCTGATCAAAGAATTAGAGTTGATTGAGTTAAAAGAAATATTAAAAAAGGTGAAGTAATAGAAGCAAGAAAATCTGAAGTATTATTTTTTAGAGCTTATGGATTTATGGAACTTAAAATGTTAGATAAAAAACCTACTGAAAAGAAAAAAGAAACTAAAGATATTATAAAAGATAAAAAAACTAAAGTTGAAACTAAAAAAGTTGAAACTAAATAATTATTAATTATTACAAAATGACTTATATAACATTAGAAGAAGCTAAAACATTTATGTGAGTTACTTCTACAGCTGATGATGATCTGATTACAAGTCAAATTAAAAGATGAGAGAGTTTAATTAACTCTCTTTTATCTGTTAATACACTTGAAGAACAAACTGTTGATGAAGTCAAAGATTTTGTTTGATCTAAGTATACTATGAATTTAATTAATCCAACTGCTCTTGTAGATATTAATTGAGATTCTATAATTTGATCTCATAGATTCGTATGAAGACAATTACAACTTGAAAATAGCCCTTCTATTTGAGATATGATTTGGAATACTCTTACTATAAAATATACTGCTGGTTATTCTATAATACCAGATGATGTTAAAAATGTTTTAATGGCAGTTACTAAGGTATTTTATATAGATTCAAAATCTGGATTAATTAATTCATCAGGATCTACACTTGCTGGTGTTACTAAATTTTCTCAATGAGAATTAGATGTAACTTATTGATCTACCTCTAAAAATAAAGATTGAGTTGATATAACTGCTGATGAACAAGCTACACAAACTATAAAAACTTGATTAAAGAAATATTTAAAAAATAACATTTTTTCATAATGATCTTAAATAATAAAGAAATCACTATCGAAAGGTATACTAAAACAAATGGTAAAACTACTTATACAGATATAGTTTGAAATACTGTATGAGCTTATATTCAGCCTTTAAGTGATGATATTATTGTTTGAGATGATTGAATGAGTTCTTATGAATGATTTTTACTTATGTCTTCGTTTACAGATATAAAAGTATGAGATAAAATTACAGATAATAATTCAGTTGAATATAAAGTTAAATGAATTAAAATATTTGATACTATTATTGATAAACATATTGAGGCAGTAATTCAAACAAAATATGACAATTAATCTAAAAGTAGTTTGATGAGATCTTGAAATCGATATATCTTGAGCTATTACAAAAAGTCTTCATCAATCTACACAGTTAGTAAGATGAAAAGCTATACAAAATGCTCCAGTTAAAAGTTGAGATCTTAGAAGAAGTATTACTACAGATATTAAAGATAATATTTGATCTGTATGAACTAATAAAAAATATTGAAAAAGAAGAGAATATGAGAATTTTAAAAATCCTCATAAAAAATTCTATATGAAAAGAGCATTAGAAAGTAGTCTTGTAAATATTCAAAGTTACTTTAATAAAAATATTACTAACGCATTAAAATAATGAGCTATACAGATATAACACAAGAAATTTATGATATAGTCAATGCTAATACAGATATTGAAGATACATTTAATTATTGAGTAAAAACTTTTGAAAACTTTCCAAGTGCAGTAATTGCTCCTAGTGATTGAGGTGAAACTGTTTTTCAAACATGTTCGAATACTTGATTATATAATGTAACTGTTAGAGTAGTAGATAGAAATACAGATCTAGCTGAGACTGAACCAAGAATGAGAGTTATTTGTGATGATCTTATTTGAAGTTTAAGATCTATGCCGTTATGAAATGCTATAGATAAAATTGAATTAACTATAGTATGGGGATGGACAGATGATGAAGAACCATTTAGAACTTTCGAAATAAATTGTATTTGTACGAAATTAAAAAGTACGATTTAATTTACAAATATTATATTTTGAATAAAATATAATTATATTATTTAACTTAAAAAATTATGGGATTTATATGAAGACTAGGTGCAATAGGTATTGGTAAAGAAACAACAAGTTGAACTGCTGTTGCTCCAACTACCTGGATTCCTTTTGAAACTGGTGAAGTAAAACCAGTTATTGAATCAATAAAAGATACCGGTGCTTATGGTGTAATTGATGAAACTTACGATTCAAAAGTTGTTAAGAATATGTCAGAAATTATTATCGGTTGAATTGTAAGAGATGACTTTATTTGAGATATATTAATGGGTATTCTTTGAACTTCTGTTGCTCCTACTGAAACTGAAATTGATGTTTACTTACACGAATTTACTAGAAAAAACGATAACACTCCAGTTACTTATACTTCATACTATGATAATCCAGTTGGAGATGAAGAAGCTACTTACTGTGCTTTTGATTCATTAGAGATTGAAGTTAATTCTGGTGATTATGTTAAATTTAATACTACTCTTAAAGGTAAAGCTCTTACTACTCCTTGAAGTGATAGAACTCCTGCTTATACAGATCAAGCTGAATTTTTAGCTGCTAATGCAACTATTAAATTTGCTGATGATATTGCTGGATTAGGTGCTGCTTCTGCTGTATGCCTTAAAAATATTAAATTTAATATTGCTAAAAATGTAGTTGATTTTCAATGTATCGGTAATACTGATGTAAGAAGTTTACATAACCAACAATTTAATGTTAGTTGAGATTTAGAAGCAATCTTTGAAGATGTTACAATGAGAGATTATGTATTAAATAATACTAAAAAAGCAATGTCGATTGAAGTTACTTCTTCTGCATTAATTGGAGCTTCTGAATATTCTCAATTAAACTTTGAATTTGCAAGAATTTCATTTAGTGATTGGGGTAAATCTACAGATGCAAATGGATTAGTTATGCAAACAATGTGATTTGATGCTGAATTTTCTGCAACTGATGGTAAAACAATTTCTGCTTCAGTTCAAAATAATAATAATACTCAATATTAATTATTAGGGGTAAATATTTGTTTGTTTATATTTACCTCTTTTATTTTAAACAAACACACTTTAAAAATAAACAAACCTATTATGAAATATAAAATTAATGATAAATTAGAAATTGAATTAAAAGAGTTTAAATCTTATGCAGTTTCAAAAGCTGTAAAACTTGCTTTACTTGATTGAGTAATTGTAACTGATGGAAAAGCTCCTGAAGTTCCAGCATCTAATGCAATTAAATCTGAGGAAGCTTTAATCCTTGGTATGAGTAATCTTAAACAAGATCAATTAGAATCACTTAGAGAATCAGAATATGATTTACTATTAATTAAAATAAATGAAATCGCTGGGTCTGTTGTCCCGACGATTGACTCTTGAGACAAATAGAACTTAATATTTCAGGAAGCTGAAAGTTAGCTCAAGAGTATAGAGATTATATATTAAAAAAAGAAGTTTATCATTGCACTCAGATAGATCTAGAAAAAAATGATGAATATTATCTCAATTTAGATTTTACTATTCTTATGGAAGAAAGAAAATTTGAGAATAAACAACAAAAAAGAGCTGAACAAGCTAATAAAATGAATAAATAGATACTATTTTAACAAATAGTGTCTTTTTATATACCTGGTTTAACTCTAAGGAACTTTAATATTATTGGTATTAGTTATATAGTATAATATATTTCTAATGATCTGAGGTATATGTTTTTTGAATAAAAATATGATTATTTACAAAATTGAATAATTGAATAATATAAGACTATATATTTAATAAATTTATCATAAATGGCTGATAGAAATTTAGAAATCATTATAAATGCAAAAGACCAAGCAACAAAAATTATAGCTTGAGTTCAAAAACAAATAAAGGGTTTGGAAAAACAAACTACTGGATTTAATAAAACTTTAAATAACATGCAACCTGCTTTCAAAAAGATGGCTGGTTATTGAACTGTTGCAACTACTGCTTTATGATACTGATTTAATAAAGCAATAGATATTTCTACTGATTTATGAGAAAGTATTAATGCTGTTGAAGTAATATTTTGAGATGGAGCTAAAACAATATTAAAATATTGAGAAAGTGCTGCAAAATCTGCGTGAATATCAAATAGAGCATTTAATCAAATGTCTACTGAGATGGGAGCATTACTTTGAGCTACTTGATTAACTGCACAAGAAACTGCTAATGAAACTGTTACATTAGCTGAAAGAGCTAAAGATATGGCTTCTGTATTTAATGTAGATGTAGGTATTGCTATGAGTGCATTAAATCAATGATTGAGATGAGAAACTGAAGCAATGAGAAAATTTGCAAGTGATGTTACTGATGCATCTTTACAATCCTATTTATTATGACAATGAATTGAGTGAACTGTAACTAAAATGAGTCAACAAGAAAAAACATTACTTAGATTAGATAAAATGATGTTTGATACGAATGTAACTCATTGAGATTTTAATAATACAATAAATAGCCTTGCTAATAGACAAAAAATATTAACAGCAACAACAGAAGATACAACTGCTAGTTTCTGATTATTACTAGCTCCAATGAAACAATTAGCTTTTGATGTATTATGACCTATATTAACTCAAATAGGTACTTTTATTAAAGAAAATCCAGAACTTACTAAAACTCTTGCAATGGTTACAATATGAACTGTTGCTTTCGTTGCTATAATAGGTACTTTATGAATGATATTACCAGCAATTATTACTACAATTTGATTTTTAACTACTGCTGTTTGAGCATTATCTACTGCTTTTGCATTTTTAGCAGCTAATCCTATTATATTATTAATTGCTGCTATAGTTGCATTAGGAGTAGTTATATATAAATTTTATGAAGACTGGGACAATATCACACTTACAATTAAATATTTATGGTGATTAATGACTGATAGTATTATTGAAAAAGCTACTTGGTTTAAAGATACTTTAATTTGAATATGGGAAGCAATTAAATCTGCATTATTCTGAATAGTTAATGATATAGTTATTACAGTTAAATCAAAATTTCAAGCATTAGCTGATTTTGTTACAGGTATATTTGAAAAAATAACTTGATTATATAATAAAGCAAAAGCATTAGCTTCAAAAGCTAAATCATTAGCTTGATCTGCTGTTACTTCTGTCACAAATTTTGTATCTTGAGCAAAAGCTACGGGTTGAACTGTTGCAAGTTGAAGAACTTATTTAGTATGAGAAAGATGACCAGAATTATTCACTGCACCTTGAGCTTGAAATATTACTCCAAATAATAAAATGTGAGGATCCTCTCAAACTATTAATATCAATGTTACTGGAAATCATTTAAGTAATGAAGCTGATGAAATGAGATTAGCTGATAGAATAAAAGAGAGTTTAGCTAGAGATATTTCTCTTGCTTCTAATTTTGGTATTGCTTAACTATAAAAAAAATGACAAATACTTATAATTCAAATGCTTATAATACTTGAATTGCTCCATTAAGTGCAATTTGAGATACTTTTGTATTGGATTGATATTGAATAAATGGAACTAATTTATATATAATAAATAAAAGAGATAAATTTAGAACTGCATTAAAATCTTTCGATTTTCCTATTAATAATGGTAAATGATATATCTCAAATTATTATAGATGAAGAACTATTGAACTTGATATGTTAGTAAAAGCTGAAACGGCTTGAGAATTTAATGCTTTTCTTGATGAAGTTAGATGAAAATTAGCAAAAAATAATGTATTACTCCAAGAAAAGATTAATTGAGAGTACAGAGATATATTAGTTTCGACTGTTTCACTTCCTTTAAATATAGAATATTATAATATTACTTATTTAGAATTTAAAGTTACATTCGAAGCTCTTGAACCATTTTGGTATTCAGATAAATATACGTCGCATTCATTTTTAGATATGATCGAAGATACTCAAGAAGAAATTACAAATGAATGAAATGTAGAAGTAGATCCAATTATTACATATAGTTATAAAACAGCTTCAGGAGTATCTTTTATTAGAGTAGATATAAACTGATTATACATTGAAATAACTCATGATCTGGTTGATTCTGATAGTGTTATTATTAATTGTAAAGAGAAAACAGCTAAAATAAATTGAGTTCTAGTAGATTACACTTGAACTTTTCCGGAATTAGATAATTGAAGTAATATTGTAAACTTTACTTCTGATGGAGATTATGATGTAGATGTGAATATACTTTACCAACGTAATTATAAATAATGTATACTGTAAAAAATAAAAAATTCGAATGAAAAGTTTATTCAATAAATTGAGATTTAAAATTTACTATAAATCCAACTGAAATAAAGAATAGACTTGTTTTTGATAGTATTTTAAATAGTGGACAATGAGAACTAAAATTAGTACGGAATAAACCTGTAAAAACTTTTGATATTATTGCTACTGATATTATCAGAATTTATCAAATAGATAAACAAAATCCAGATTGAAGGAATATTTATACTTGAATAGTACAAAATATAATTAGAAATATAACTGCTTCTTATGAAGAAATTGTTATTCCTTTATTATGATTATGAAGTATATTTAATTATAAAACTTTTAATTGAAGTAAAACAGATTCACCTTGAAATATTATGAGTGATATGGTTGATCTAATTAATTTAGATTATAATTTATTTACAAAAAATATTGATACTAGTGGTTCTGATATTAAATTAGATCTAGAACATGAAACAGCTCTTAGTATTGTAAATAAAGTAAAACAAGCAAGTACTTTTGATTATAGAATATGTGCTAATTGAGAAGTTTATTTTAAACAAAAAGAAGCTACTCCAATACATGTATTTGAATTATGAGAAGAAGTTTATAAAGTTGAAGCTAAACAAAATACAGAAAAATTATGTAATAAATTAATACTAAAATATGATAATAGTATAAGGATTTATGAAGATCTAACAAGTCAAACGACTTATTGAATTAGAGAAAAATATATTGTAGATGAAAGTATTAAACAAAATGATAGTGCTGATGAATTTTGAAATCAATATATTATTAATAATAAAGATTTTATACTTGAAACTATTATTGAAATTAATGATATTTATGATATCGAAACTATAAAACCTTGAGATACAATAAGTATTTATTGAACATTGATTGATAACTTGCAAATAGTAAAAACTAAATATTATATGGATTGAATAACTTTGTATTTAGAAAAAACTGAAAATTTTGCAAGTGAGTTTAATTATTTGAAATGATAATTTACAAAAAGCAATAATTGAATAAGATAATATTATATTAATTAACATAAAATATATGGAAAATTATAAAACCGTTGAGAATTGAAACTCGATATTATTCGGAGATATTTCTGCAAGTGCAACTTCATTAAGTTGTACGGAGAATGAATGAGCTTTATTCCCAACTGAATTCCCTTTTTTACTTACTCTTGAAAAATATTCTTGAGTTTATGTAATTAAAAGAGAAATCGTAAAAGTTACAAATAGAGTTTGAGATTTATTCACAGTTGTTAGACATTTTAAGGCTTGTGTTCAAGATGATACAGCTGAACCAAAAACTTCTACAAATAATTGATTAACTTTTTCAAGTTGAGATAGTATAACAAATGCTATTTATGCTGAAAATGATAAAGATATTAAAACTGAATTAGTATTAAAAGCTAATACTACTGATGTAATAACAAAAATTTGAAATCAAACTATTGATTGAGAATTAACTGTAACAAAAATTAAATGAGATTGATCAGAATTATCTTGAATAAATGCTGTTGTTTCTTCTGCATCTTTAGAATTAATGATGTCTGTAAATTGAACTGCTTGATTAGCATATAGTAAAGCAGATTATGAACAACTTGATTATTCTACTGGTGTTGATTTATGAACTACTACACAGCCTCAAATAGCACAAAGTTTCTATTGACAATTAGCTTATACTTGAAATGTAATACCATTAATGGTAAAAACAGTATGAAGTCCAGATGACTGAATATATTTAGAAATTCAAACTGATAATGCTTGAGTACCAAGTTGAACAGTAGTTACAAATTGAACTTCTGATACAATAGATTATACAAATATTGCAGGAGCTTATGAAGAAGAAAATTTCACTTTTTCTGGTTGAATAGTAGCTCTTACTGTATGAGAATTATACCATTTTGTTTTAAAAAGAACTGGAGGAAATTCAGATGTAAATTATTACACATTCGGGTCTGCTGGAACTGATGCTTTATTCGGTAATATTTCATTATACAATGGTTCAGCTTGGAGTACAGATACTAACGATTTATACTTCAAATTCCCTTGATACAAAATGGCTGTATTAGGTTGAAATAATTTTATTTGAATATTACAAGTAAATAAAAATATTTGAGAAACTTGAAAATTTAATACTTGATATGATAATAACCAAACTTGATTAGTTCCAGAAAGTAAATATTGATATAATATTTCTACTTGAATTATAGAATTGTGATGAGATTTTAAAGCGATTAGTGAAACTGAAATCAATATAAATATTAAAGAATTAAATATATTTGGTTGAGATTGAAGTGATTGAGATTTAGTTATTTTAGACACAGAAACTGTCACATTAACTGCTTGACAAGAATATAATTATAATTCTATTGATATTCAAACTGGTTGAACATTAACAATGACTGGTTCTTGAGAGTTAAAAATAAAATGTATAAATGGGTGTAATATAGATTGAATAATAGATATTGATTGAAAATGAGATAATTCAGACTTAATTACAATGTTTGAAACTCTTAGTCCTTGAAGTGCTTGATTATGATGAGCTTGAGGTAATTGAGGTAATTGAGAAGAATGAGGTAGTTGAGCAAGTTGATGAGCTGAATGAAGTTGATATGGTTGAGGTGGTTGAGGTGGTTGAGCTGACAGTTCTTATTCTTGATGAACTTGATGAACTTGATGAACTCCTTGAGGACTCGGGTGAGCTGCAAAAACAAGTGATTGACATTGAAATCCTTGAGGATTAAGTGCAGGTTGAAGTTGAGGAAATGCACCTTGAGGGTCGTGAGCTTCTTGACCTTGAGCAAATGCTTACTGAAATAATGCTGTATTATGAACTGATAGATTAAGTTGAGGTTGAGGTTGAGGAGGTTGAGCCCTTTGATTATCTGGTTGAAGTTTATTAATATATGCAAAATATTTTGGTTGAAATTGAACAATAACAAGTATTTGATGAAATTGATGAAATTGATGAAATTGAAATAAATGAGGAGCAACTGCTCCAGATGGTTGAGGTTGAGGTTGAGGTGGTTGAGGGACTGGAGGTTGAGGTTGAGTAGTTTGTTTATATTCTGAAAACAAAATATTTAGTTGAACAATTACAGTAACTTGATGAGCTTGATGAACTTGATGAGTTTGATGAGGCTCTACATATTGACAAGCTGGTCAAACTGGGACAACTTGATGAGTTTGAGGAACTTGAAATTCTGCAAATAAGCTAATAAAAAATATATTTTAATTAAAAAAATATGAAATTAAATTTAGAAACATTAACTAAACAACAATTAATAGATATTGAAAATTGATATATATATTATATTGATGAAGATAATAAACTTTGAAAAAAAGAAACAGATAAAAGTAGGTCTTACGAAAAAAAAGTAGCTATTGAAAATATAGCTACATTATCTGACCAACTTAATCTTATGGCTTCTGTATTAGATACAATAACTTCTGATAATCCAGACCAAGAATTAATTGCTTCTGCAAAAACAACTTTTGCTGAAATAAAAACTATTCTTACTAATTAATTGAAATTTAGAGAGTCTAAAGAAATTTAGGCTTTCAATAATATTTATTAAACAAAACTTATGATAGAAGAATATGTACAAATTGCAGTAGAACAATGACCATTGATGGCAATGTTTTTAATGGCTAGTTACTATGTATACTTAAAATTTATAAAACCTCTTTCTTGAAAAAAGAAAAGAGTAGATGCAATAGACCATTCATTCTTTGAGAGAATTAATTTTTACATCCATACAAAAGTTCCTCGTCAAACAATTAAACATATTACAAAAGATTGAGAATATAAAATAGATGAATGAAGAACTTGGATATATAAAACAATGTTAAATGTTAAATTAATAGAATGGAGAGATTGAATGATAGAAATGATTAGAGATTGTAAAGATATTAAAAAATTAAATGAAACCCATAGTAAGAAATTAAATAGTTCTATTGATACATATCAAAATAAATGGGGAGAATTAGGTATACCAAAAATAGCTATTAGTAAGTTTAATGAAATACATAATAGACAGGCAATGGTATTAATATGAGAATGTAAAGATATACAGAATGCACAATTTACAGAAAATTTAAACTGAGCATTATTAGATATATTAGA